CCGTCGATGTCCATGACGATGTAGTCCACTTCGCCTTCGAACCAGTCGAGAACGACCGACACCTCTTCGTCGACTTCGATGTTGGCTTCCTTCAACATGCGGCGAGCATCAGCGATTGTGCCCTCAACGACCTGCTCGCCCCATTCGCCTTGCTCCAACGCCAACACGGTCTTGTCGGCGGCGTCGTCGACAGCGGCAGCAGTCGTGCGGTCCATCACCTCACGGGTCTGGACGGGACGGTTGATGTCTGCCACATCGTCAAGGACGTTGCCGTCGAAGTCACGCCACGTCCCCGTGTATCGCTCCAGCATGCGGCCCTTGCCGCCTGATGCGTGGACGAGGTTGGCGAACACAGTGTCGATGTACGAGTCGGCGTCGGAACGGTTCTTCATGATGTTCCAGCGACCGGAGTCCATGACGAGTGCTCGCCGCATCCCTTCCAACTCGCCGTTCCAGAAGGCGTCCTTGATGTCCTTCAGCGACAGCTCGTCGAGTCCACCTGTAGCGGTGAGTTCTTCGTGGATGCGGGAAGCGACACGGCGTGTGAGTTCGTCGTTGCGGAGCTGGTTCACGGTGTGGGTGAATGCTTGCGCTGACTGTTCCCTGCCGAGAGCGTTCTTGTCGACCGATTCCCAACGGTGGAGCTTCGTGCCGCCCATCACGTTCGACAGCGACTTCGACATGGCAGCGTCGTATTCGGCGGCGTCCATGAACGCACGGCCCAGTGCGTCGTCTTGGAGGCGAGCGAACCGGCCCAACGTCTTCGAGTCCTTTGCCAGCATCAACGTCATGAACTGCATCGGATGGTTGAACGCACCTGACAGCAACGCACCAGACAGGCGGAACTGTTCTTCACCGATGACTCGGACAGGCCACGCCACCCGCAGCAACACAGACGGCTTCCACAACTTCGACGTGGCGAAATCTGCGGCACGCATGAGTGAGCCTTCAGCGAGACCGTCGACATCTTCAACGTCGAGACCGAACGCCTTCTTGACCTTCTCGCTCTTCCACTTGCTGCCCCACCACGAACGACGCTGAGCGGCACGCACCTTCCGTTGATCCATCAACGGGATCGCTTGGTCCATGAACTGGGAGAACAGGACAGCTGACGGCATCGCTTTCGCTTCGCCGTCGACCGTGTAGTAGACACGGGCACCGCCGAACAGCATGTCGTTCCCGGCGTTGTCTTTCCAGTAGGCACGCATCGAGTCCTGCGAGTCGTACTTGCGGATCATGGCGTTGTAGAACTCGTCGGAGATGTCGGCGTCTTGTGCCTTCATCGTGTCGATCCATGCTTGGTCGGCTTTCTTCAACACACCGAACCAGTGGGCGTGAAGGTCGTAGCCGGTGTCGCCTGCCGCATTCGCTCGTGACCATGCACCGTCGAAGTCGGCGGCTTCGTACATGAGCTTGTTGTACACGTCGTCACTGATGCGTAGCGACCTCATGTACTGGTCGAGGGCTTCGGTGGCTTGGATCGGGTCAGCGACGGTGAGGGAACGTGACGATGTGGAGGCGGCCATCCTGCCGAGGTAGGTGCCGGTGGAGTGTTGCCGGACTGAGAACCCGAGGCCGGTTTCGTAGGCGTCGTTGACGAGTTTCCGCATCGGGATTTCGAGCTGTTTCCCGAGGCTTCTCGCTGACCGCAACGGCGACGAGATGGAACCGATGGTACCTTCTGCCAAACCGAACGCTGCTCCACCCAACGCTGCGGGTGTGTTGCGGATGGGGCGGCTGATCGCTTCGGGGACGAGGCGAGGCACAGCGGTGCCGGACTGCATGGCACCGAACCCGACTCGCCCGAACTTCTGGAACTGGCCTGCCTGATCCTTCCCCAACTCCTTGATGAGTTGAGCAACCTTCTGCGGGTCGGTTTCGTCAGCGAGCTGCCGGATATGGGTCGGGTCAGGTGAACCCTTCTGGCTGCCTTTGTACAAATCGTAAATCTGGCGGTACCCGTCTTGGCCTGTTGCGTTAGCGATGCGTTGCACGAAGTGGCTGCCCTGCTGCGAGTTCAGGTATTCGTCCCAGCTGGTTTGGAAGAACGTCTTGCGGGTATCACCCAACAGTGCTGAACGGGCGGCACGAGACAGGGCGTTCGCTTGGTCGGCGTCACCGACCAGTTTCGACAGCTTCCGTGCCTTCCCTGCCCCACCGAGCACAAGGTCGGCTGGGTCGAGAGCGACCTGTTTGAACGCATCGGTGAACCCGGACAGGTATTGGAATGACCGTGTCCCCGGTTCCGTGAACGAAATAGCTGCGGCACGACCCAACGAAATCGGGACTTCCTTCCCCGACCTGTGGGTCAGTTTCAGACGTTCACGGTCCATCGTCCCCTCGACCGTGATTGGTGTGCCGAGCGCCTTCTGCGATTCGGACTGCCCCATGGCGTCAGCGAGCGACATGCCGCTTGCCAACATCTGCTGCACGTCTTCGGTGACGGTCGAGTTCGGGAAGAACCCTTCACCGAGGTTCACCCGTTCACCGCTCACCATGGCAGAGATGGTGTGGAACAGGTCGGAACGTCCCGCAGCAGCAAGAGCGTTCCCTTCCCCTTGGTAGGCACCGATCGGTGTCCTGACAGCCAACGATTCGAGTTCTTCGATGCCTCCGTTCAGGACGGTGAACACGCCACGGATGAGACCCTTGAACGGGTCGTACACGAAGTTGTCGAGGAACCCTTCTCCTGCTGGTGCAGACGATGGAGACAGCTGTGTCTGCATCATCTGCCGTTCCGATATCTGTTCAGCTGTCTGCGATCCCGGCCCGTTCCCCGTCAAAGCCAACCCGACGACCTGTCCACCGTCGAGTTGTGGATACGCCGCAGCGATCTGGGCGGCCTGCAACGCCATTCCGGGCGTGACAATGCGGCGGGCACGGGTGGCCCGTCGCTGTTGCGCTGCGATGCGTTGCAGTTCCTGTTGGTCTTCGGCGGGGTTACGGATGAGGGATAGGGCCATTACGTCTCCGTGAGCAAACGCTGCAACGATGGGTGTGGGAACACCTCGATGATGGCTTTGAGCATCATGTCGGGGTCTTCAGGTGATACGAGGGATTCGTCTCCGATCCCTGCCGTCATCGGTTCGTTGGGTCGTCCGGTCGGCCCGAACACATCTATGGGAGGCAGACCAGCTCCTGAGGGTCCGCCCATACCAGCTCCTCCGCCGCCTGTAGCCGCAGGGCTTCCACCTGCTGCCATAGGTGCAGCGGACTGTTGGGCTTCGGCTGCTTGTCGTTGCCCGTATGCCCCACCAGATGGGACACGAACCGGCTGGCTCTTGCTTCCCGCTCCTCCATCGGTACGGCGACCCGAGCCGGGGTTCGATACTGGAGCTGGATTGCGGGGCTGTCGATAGCCCCCTCTGCCACGATCTGCCATTCGGGCATCTCCTTACGCCGTAGCGACGCCTTCTGCGGAATTGCTCCATGGGCCGGGAACCCCGTTGAGCACGGAGCGAACGACGGCTGCCACGGTTTCACCCTCTGCGGCGACGATGACGACGGGGGAGGTCACTCCCTCCTGCAACACCGGCGCTCCGCTGTCGATCTTGGTGGCGATGTCCGTCGAATCGGCCTCTGGGTTCACGGCGAACGTGAAGGTGACACCGCCTGAACCGCCTGTAGCGTCGAGGGCAGTCGGAGGCACGAACGCAGGCAGATTCGAGAACACGTACTCGAATCCGCACGAGTCGCAGAACTGGTCGTCGTTGAAGTTCGGCAGCGTGAGGTCGTTCCCGCACGAGATGCAGAACGGGTAGGTCACGATGGTCATTTCTTCGCCGCCTTCTTCGCCGGTGCCTTCTTCGCCGGTGCCTTCTTCTCTGCCTTCGGTTTCTCTGTCATCGCTGCTTTGTCTTCGAGCCACCCCATCAGTTCTTCTCCTTGGGTTCGAGGCTGACGCCCATCGCCTTGGCTTCCTCCTCGACGTTGGTGATGTTCACACCTTCGACGTGGCCGGGTGCTGGCTGGGCCGAGTCCTTGATTTCGCCTTCGGGTTTCTTCATGTGGTCACCTCATTTGCCCGACACTCATCACGCCGCCTCCGCCGCCCGGTGTCTCCATTTGTGACAGGATCGTTTGCACAGCAGGCGGCGGACCTGTCATTCCTTCGCCGCCCATGCCTGCTGCCTGTTGCATCATGTCAGCTTGCGCCGGTTGATCGACCTCTTCGGGGACGAACAGCTCCACCAACACTTGCGACGCTTCTGACGGTTTCTCCAAGATGCGTGCCAACGCTGCTGCGGCGGCAGGGTCTTGTTCAGCGAACCGTTGACCGAGACCTTGCATCATCTGCTCTTTCGCCATGTCTTGGTCGATGCGTTCGTTTGTGAGCGACACGTTCCCGAAGTTGTCGAGGTTCTCTTGCAACGTGCGCCGGTCGATGATGCGGGCCTGCAACAGCTGCAACCCGGCAACGATCTTCGAGTTCTCGTCGAACGTCGCCATTGCCCCGTAGACACGGTTCGTGCGGTAGTCGCCGTCGATGTCTTTCGACGGGACATAGGTCTCCTCGAACTGGGAGCCGCCCTCATACCAGTACACCCGTTTCTTGGACCGTGGATACATCGCTTCGTCCCATTCGAGACGTTTCCGGTCGATGAGTTCAACGGCGTGACGGATCGCTGTCTGGTATTCACGAATGTTGTCGTTGGCGGACTGGCCGAGTTCTCTGATGCCCTGTCCGGTAGCGAACGAGTTCGGGGACTGGCCGTCGTCAGCGACCGGGTATCCAGCGACGATGCGGAACTGTCGTTCCAACACGTTGATCGCTTGCCATGTCTGTTGCAGCTGGTCAGCGGTCGGTTTCTCGATACGGGTTCCCGGCTCGAACTCGTTGACGGCGAAACGGCCACGCTTGTACGTGTTGCCTTTCATCTCACCGACGATGTTCGTTTCACGGAACGTGGCGTCCTCGGTGCCGATGAGACCCAACAGGTTCAGCTTCCCCATCATCGCCATCAACCCGAACGTGTGATGGAACTGGGATTGCAACTCGTCGAACGAGTACCGTTTGGCGACCACGAACGCCGGTCCCGATTCGAGCGGGTTCGGGATGAAGTCACATATCGCTTCGAGTTCGGCACACACAACGTAGGTGCCGTCGCCACACATGTATTCGATGACGGTGACGGGATGGTGCGGGTTCCCTTCCCATTTCCCGTGTTCTCCAAGGATCGGGACACCGTTCTTGGAGGAACGGTATCGGCGTTCCAATGCGTCTCGCATCCACGGATACGCCTTGGCGAACTCTTTGCGTGACACGGAACGGAACACGGCAGCTTCGGTGGGTTGCTGGTTCGGTCCCCACATGCCGAGGTGTACGTCGTACGGGTTACGGAGTTCAGCGACCGGGTACGTGTAGTTCGACACTCGCCGGTCTTTGATGACGTGGAACGTGAACCCGTAGCCGGGAAGCCAACGCCCGATCTGCGGATATTGGAGTTCCATGCGGTCCATGTCGTCCCAGCCTTGGACGATACGTGCCCGCTTCTCAGCTTTCTTTCTCGCTGGCGACGTGTCCCTCGTCGGGACCATGTCGGTCTTCAGTGTCGGTGCCCGACCGACTTTCTGTGCGAGACGTTCCAACCCGGAGAACATGACGTTCGCTGTTGGCAGGTCGACACCGAGGTCGCTGCTCGATTCACGTCCCCAGTTCAACACTGCTTGGACGCCTTCGGCTCCGCCGTTCATCACTGACCGGATACGTTGCCGGTCTGCCATCTGTGTCTGGCTTCGGAGAATCTGGGCACGTTCAAGGACTTGACCGGCGTCCATTGCCATCATCGAAGCCGACTGTGCATAGTCGACTTTCATCTCTGCGACCATCAGCGGTCCTCCCCGACACGGATGTTGCCTTCAGCGATACCGTAGTCGATGCGGATGTTTGGGTGGTGACCAATGATCCGTTCCCGTTGCCACCAGTTGAACACTTCTCGCAGCTGGCGTCGTTCGTCGGTTGACCCGACGTAGACGGCGTGATCGGGGCGGGCGTTCAGATGCCGGATCAGTTCCGCCATCTGTTCACGAAACAGCTTCTCGTGTTCAGTGACAGTCATCAACTCGTCGTCGAAATAGGAGCCGCCGTCTTGTTTCCGTTCGTCAGGCAACAGACGCCGTTCGATGCCGGTGTCGATGCTGTCGGGGAGCCACAGTTCACTCATCAGAACCCTCCGGGGTAGCTAGACGCCCACGGCGACGTGCCGGTGAACGACTCGATGGCAGGGTAGGACTGTTGTCCTTCCAGTTCCAGATGCACTTCGTTGTTTCGTTTCATCCACTTCTGGATGCGTCCTGCCCATGGGAACCATTGCGCCATCTTGATGTCGGTCTTTGCCCCTTTGTTCTGGACACCGTCCGTTGTCCACAGTTCCAACTGGCGCAACAACATGTTGACTTTCACGCGGGCGTCGTTCGTGCCGTACGGCAAATCGACAGTGCCGTTGTGATAGAGGGGAGCCATCGCAGAGATACCGAGTTCGGCGTCTTTCTTGTTCTGTCCCGTGTTGTGATCTTTGATCGCAATGTCGGGGTGGCCTTCGCCGCAGACGTGACAAGCACTGGCAGCTACGTCTTTACGGATACGGTCGTAGAAGTCGATCTGTTGAGAGTTCGTTTCGTACAGCCAATACGACAACCCGTATTCGTGGTACCAGTCACGGATGATGCGGACAGCTCCGGCTTGTCCACCGGCTTGGGTGGCGTCCAAGTCCACCATCGACATCTTCAACTTCAGCCCTGCTTCGGCTTCTTGCTGGGTGGGTTCGCGGTAGTGCCAGATGAAGGAAGCCTGAACCCCACGAGCCGAAGGGTCAAGGCCACCGACGAGGTGACCAAGTGGGAGACCACCAAGTCCGATACCGCGATCACGGTTGAGAGCAACTTCCCGAATCGTGTTGACATCGAACACCTGACTCTCTGCCGGGATCGGACGGTTCAGGTACCGCATGTCGTATGCGCCGGGGATGCCGAGCGTTTCCATCTCCAGCTTCTTCTCCATCAGCCACCTGTACGACCTGACTTCGGGGAACAACATGCAATCAACGTGGGCGTTCCAGTCGTCTGGGTCGAGAGGGCAGTCCTCTGCGTGGGCGGTGTCGACGATCACATCCCACTGCAACGCACTGCCGTCGAGGGCCATGATGTGTTGAGGGATGTCGTCGGGATGCTGCCTCGATCCAATGTACACCTCAGCGGTGTGTTCCTCCTTGCGGGTACCGATCTCGGCCAGCTTGTTCCGCGAGTAGGTACGTTGCGACGGTTCACGGGTCGAGTCGAAATCTTCCATGTCGTCAATGACGATCAAATCCATGTCACGGGACAGGAACTTCGACGTGCGCCCCAACGCCAACAACGACGACGATTTCTGTCCGATGCGGGTGCATTGCGCCACCTTCAGCTCGGACTGGGTCCACGGGAACCCCGACTTCGAATCCGGGCGGAACACCTCACCGGGAGGCAACACGTCCTCGATCAGCCGCCGGTTGTTCTCCAAATGGTCACGGACGGCACCCAACATCAACGACGCCACATCCCGAGAAGCACAGAACCACCCGATACGGATATTCGGGTCCATACAGATGAACCACACCACGAACCGGACCAGCATCTCCGACTTGCCATGCCTCGGCGGCGACAAGATCAACTGCTTCCCGCCAGTCGCCCACGCCTTGATGACCCGTTTGATCCACCTGATGTGGAACCGCTTGATGAGCGGACGCTTCCCTTCCAACTCGAAGAACCAACGCGAGAACGCCGCATAGGCCCGCACCACATGATCCAACGTCTCTTCGAACTCCCGAGACTCCGGATCGAGTTCTTTCAAAGCGTTCATGTCAGCCAACGGCAACATCGCCCTGACACGCCACGACTGCTCCCACCCGTCCCGCATCTCAGCAAGGTTCATCTCAACCTTCACCGCATGCAACCCACGAGTGACCGCACCAACCGTCCAATTCTGCTGCGACGCCACCGCCGACGAAGTCAACGACCCATCCAACAACAAATCCACAATGCGGGGATGCGACTTCAGGTACTCATACACCTCGCCCTCACGCTTACGGCTAGAAGGCTTCGGGTTCTCAAACGCCTTCTGAGCGTCCCGCTTCTCCCGCTCACGCTGATACTTCCGACGATCAGCCGCCTTCCGCTGATGATTCGGAGAGCAATACTTCGCAGACGCCTTCCGACCCTTCGGGATGTACTTCCGGCACCCATCCAAATGGCACCGACGACGCTGCTCAGGAACACTCGACATGACAACAACCCTAACACGAGAGAAGGGGACTCCCCGCAAACCGATAGGAGAGTCCCCTTCTTGACGAACCCGAACAAACGGGTGTATCGTCACAGTGCATCTTTACACAGGAGTGATTCAACACCACCCACACCCCCACGTCAAGCCCGACAAGTCTTGCGGCAAGCCCGAGCGTGAGAGGTAGAGCAAAGCTCCCTCAGTAAACCGACCACGTTGGCCCCCCAAGCTCCTCCGACGCAAACGGAGCCGACAACCAGTCGGAGAATGCCGCCCACAGAGACTCCCAACAAACAACCGAACACAGCAAACCAGCCGTAACCCAGTCTTGACAAGCACAAACCCACAGATGACATACACATATACGGGCACCCGCATGTTGAATGACCGGGAGTCATCCCCATTCG